ACTCCATCAAAATTAGAAAGCACTATGTCTGTTTGTCTACCATACCTATCAGCTAATATTATACCAACTTGATAATTTCTGTTTTGCTTTATATGGTGTTGAGGATATTCTATAAATTGTTGGGCAGATTTCTGATCAACACCTACGTAATAATCTAAACCATTAGGTGCACTATAACCTTCTAAATAATTTCCATATATTATTCTATTTCCAGCTGTTTCTTGTGCTAAAGCTTTAACAGGAACTTTATCAAAAACCCTAGTAGATTGCACTGCTGGAAGAGTTTTTATAGGTATAGTCGACTCGTAAGAGTATTGATATATATTAGTATTGTTTAAACTCGCTATAAAATTAGAATCAACCTTAACTGTCTCTATAACTTGATAAGCTTGAGTGTCTGATTGTTTAAATATTATATCTATAGCTTTTATTTTGTAATTGTTGATTATATCTATACAAGGCAACTCTATGTTTAAAACAGCATTGTTTATAGAGTTTTGCATAAACTCAACTATGGTTGTTATAAAAGCTTCGTTTTCATCTTCGTTTACAAATTCACCTTCTTGATAAGGTATAAAAACATCTTGGCTAAAAGGTGATATTATAGAATATTCGTTGTCATCAAATTTAAATCTATATGCAAATCTTACAAATCTTTCTGTTAAAAAATCTGGATCACCGTTCCACCCAGTATAGTTATCATTTCTTAAAACTCTAACAGAGTAACCTCTTATTGTGCTAGCGGTTAATGTTGTATCTATGGTGTTACTTGCTTGAAAATCAACAAAGGGCGCGCTACCAGCGGTAATAGCATCACTGGTCCAAAAACCTGCTCTTGCTGTCAAATCAGTAAAACCATCAGGATATGTACTAGTTCCTTGTCGCATACCGCCTGGTAATATGTTCGTACCTAATAAATTAGTACCAGCAACATAACCAGTTGTTTGGTCGTCCCACAGAAAAGGACTTTTATAAAGACTACCTGTTGTTCCTCCGGCTGAAATTATGTTATTCCAGTCTTGAACCGATGGTATTCTATGACCTATTGGTGCTAAACCTCTAGCGTCCATAACGGCCCATTTATTATAAAGAAGTCCGTAAGTAACACCGTTTCCATTATAATTAGCATAATAACACCAAGCACCTTTTTGATCTGTATCAGCTTGTTGCCAGTCTATTAAAGTTCTAGCCTCTGTTATTTCGTCTCCATTTCTGTACTTCTTTACGGCTAAGTTGCTTTGAGATATTTTATAAGTACCAATCTCTACAACTTGTGGGTCAGCAGCGTCTGACATTGTAGATGGATATAGAGGATCTATTAAATCTACAAATCTTTGCTCTGCTTGAGCTCTTAAATTTAAAAAATGTGGAGGTGTGTAAGGTGCAAATTTAGCTACAGATATTTGATCTTCGTTAAAATAGTAACTAGGATCAGCTGTTGCTGTGTCTACGTTTATTTTTCTAGGTTGATTTCTATTGTCTGTGAAAAAAAGTTGGTTTTCTATAAGACTTATACCATGAATTAAGTGTGTTTGCGAAAAATTAAGAAAATAACCGCTAACTATAGTAGTGTCTGAGTTTGAAAGAGTATTTAAAAAACCTATAGTACATATTGCACCTGAGTTTATATTAGGTCTACTTTGTGAATTCCAATTTGTTCTAAAATAATAAAGCCTATTGTTAGCTTCGTCAGCATAAGTACCTATTATTTTATGTCCAGTTTCAGAAGATCTACCAGTAGTTCCATTACCGATACAACCTCTAAAGCTCCAACATCACTACCTTCTGATCTAGATACAGCTACATTTAAAGCGTCTCTATATTCGTTATTTGGAATTAATCTTTCATCTAAGTCTTTGTTCATTTTAGACTTGATGAAACTATTCTTAGCTTCTGCCATGTATTAGTTTTTTATCCATTTAGATTTACCTCTCATAACTTGCGTTATTTCGTCAAGCTTAATATTAGATAATCTTATTTTAGCATTTCTCAGTTTAGATATCTTATCTTTTCTTAGTCTTTGCACGACGTATTCTGGTTGGTTTATTCTTCCAGATATTAAAGAATATAATATAGCCGCATACATAGCGTCTTCAGCAAGCTTGGGAACTCTACTGTCTAAATCGTAAGCTAAACCATCTGATACATACTCAAATACAATTAACTTTCCTACAAGGTTACTAGAAAATGATAATTTATTTTCTCTTTCATTTATGTTAAACCAACCGTTACCTTGTGCTGCTTGTGGCTCTAAACCATATCTTTGGCCATATCCATAACCACCTGTTATGCCCCAACCATACCCATATCCATACCAGTCATTTGCTGTAAAATCACCTCCCATGTTAACAGCACCATCTACTAAATTGTCGTCAGCATTGTGCCATCTTTCTTGCGTTATTGAAGTTCCTTCTAGGTCGTTTCCAAAATTATCTTGAGTTGGTATGCCAGAAGAATCCTGCAACTGTGTGTAATATGGACTAATAGTAATATTGTTGGTTGGATATATAATATGCTTAACACCTAAATCATCTATCCAAGAACATCTAACATAATTGACGTAATCCTGAGGAATAACTAATGTTAAATTGTGAGGTATTGTTAATTCAGAAGATTTAATACTTTTTAGTGTATCATAACTAAATTCTTGCATTGCTCTTTTTGCAAAAAATATAATATCACTTCTTTTTGCATTTGGAAGCAATTTGTCTTTACCAACATAACCTACTTGAAAATTATTTATTATGTCATTTAGTTTTACATATTGATAACTTCCATAATTATCGTCAGTTGCTTGACCATATGCTTTTTCTGCTTCTGTTTGACCATACTTTCCTCCTGTAAGTATTTTCAACTGAACAACAACGTATGCGTTAGCGCCTGGTGCTGCTATTAGTTTTATTGTTTTATTGTCAGAACTTAACGACATATCTGTCAACCACTCTGTATAAGACCCAGCTAAACCTGTTTGACTTGTATAAACTTTGAAATTATTTAAACTATAGTTTGGATTACTAGAATTCCAATCACCTAAATATAAGTCAGTATCAAAAGTTGTAACAAACTCTTGATTTGTTGTGTTAGTTGAATTTGCTCTAAAACCTTGTGCTCCTTGATAATACTGTTGAGCTGTTTCGTTTATTAATCCGTTATTTGGTGGTAATATAGCCATGTTCTATTAAGTTCTTTCGTTTTGTTCTTCTTTTTGTATTTCCGCAGAAGCAGCTTGTATAATCATAGGATCTTTTATTACAACTCCAGCATATTTTAATATTTGTAATATAACGCTTGTTTGCTCTGTTGGATCTAATTCAAAATCAACAGAAGTAGATGGATCCCATACATAGTAGCCTGCTGTAGAGTCAAAATTCCAAACAACATCAGCTGGTTTTCTTATATAAGTTGCTTGAACACTACTACTTACTGTTTGAGGATATATTATTATTTGGCTGTTTTCATAAACAAAAACAGGAAAATATTCTGAAGGTTTAGTTATTGGTGATAAATTCATTAAAGCTAACTCGTTTCTTTCAACCATTTCTACAGCCTTATCTTCTTTATACAAAACCGTGCCTAGTTTGTAAAAATCAATAGGATATAAAACTATTCTAATAGTATTACCTGCGGCCAACGCGCCCGCTGTTAACTGTAAAGCTCCACCGGTTATTGTATAATTAGAATAAGCAACTCCAGGTGAACCTGTAGGTTGTTCCAGTGTTACAACTACGTTGCTTGTTTCTACTTGGGCTTGAGTTATTGTTGTTAAAGGATATGATGTTGCATTTAGTATAGTTGCAAAAGTTTGGGAACCTGTTGAAACCCCTGAAGAGTTTGGTGGGGTAAAATATCCTGGTGATGTACCTACAGGCGCGGTATATCCGCATGAACCTATAGTTTTAAATTTATCTAATTTTTCTTGAACTGTTTTGTAGCGATCACCATATTCACTGTCATTTTGAGGAACACGCATTTGCTGATTTATAGTATCAAAATAACCATCAACTATATCTAATTGAACTTGAGTTGCAAGTTTATTAAATTCATTTGGTGTTAAATAACCTCTTTGCTCTTTGTTAATGATTAACAAGACTGTTTTATAAACTTGATCTACGTTTATCGCCATTTTTATTTTTTTATTATAATATACTAAAGCGCCACGATTAGTGGCACTCCAATATATTAGTATTACATGTTATTTAAGTTTTTTCTCTATAGACTTAAATATTTCTACTCCTTCATCTGTTTTGAAAAAAGCAGCCATTGCAGAGTAAGGATTTTCATCAAAAGGAACATTCATTAGTTTCTTTCCATTAGAAGCCCAGGTAAAATATCTTTGATCTTGAGATAGGTCTATTATATTTGCTTCTACAGCTTTAACAGCAAAGTTTCTTAATTGAACGTTTTCATCGTTAACTAATTCAATAAATAAATCTGGATTTGATCTAGCAAATATTAATAAATCTCTTTTAAGTTCTTTAGAACTCATCTTTGTAACTTTAGATCCTATTTCAACTCTCATTATAGCTTCTGCCATATCAATGTCAATATTTCTAGCTGCATTGAGAGCATCAACTTGAAGATTTAATAAATCTAATTCATCAACAGCAACTTCAACAGGATCAAATTCAAAAAAACTTTTACCTTTTAAAGGGTGATAAAGTGAAAGAAGCTTTTGTAAATTTTGTTTTTCTTTTGGCACCATTAAAACACCGTCTTTAAAAATAATATGACCTAAAGTAGCTTCACCTTTTTGTTCGTCTACGAAACAAGAGTCTTGATTTGTAGCGTATCTAATCTCTCTTTGTTTTCCGCTTTCTTGATCAAAGTACAGTAAAGCGTGTTTTTTTGTGTGTTTAGAAGGTATTGTATAAGTTAATGGTTCCATTCCATTTTTTAATATATATCTTCTATCTTTTATTTCCCAATTTTTTTTATTTTCTTTTTTCATAATATAATATAATTAAATAGTTAAGAGTAAGAGTTACCCCTGAAGATTTATCAGGGGTAAAACTTACAGGATTTTTACAATCCTTTAAATAATACAAAGTTGTTAGCAGCTTGTGTTACTAAACATCTTTCAGATAGGAAGTTTACTTCCATAGCATCTAAATCAGATGTAAAAGCTCCACCAGCAGAACCAGTTAACCACGACTTCATACGTCTATCATCTCCTTGAGAAGCTCTGTATCGTACGTGCAAGAATGGACGACGGATATTTGTTCCTAAGATTTGATCATAAACTGTAGATGTTCCAGCAGGAATTAAAACACCTTCAATTGAAGATGGTCCTGTAAGAGCACCACGAGTTGAAGCATCATTTAAGTATTTCCAGTCTGTTTTATAGAAATCATAAGATCCTCTACGGAAACCGCTAAATCCAAGATTTAAAGCCATATCTTCAGAGTTTTCAAATAATCCATAAGCAGTACCGCCTTGAGCACCTCCAGAGATTGCAGATAGCATGTCATCGAAATCCAAAGCAGTTTGTCTTTGTAAAAATAACATGTTTTCTTCAATAGCACCTTGAGTATCTAGGTTTTTAAGAATAGCGTCAAAAGAATCAATTCCAGCAGCAGCAGTAAAACCAGTGTTTACGTTACCTCTTTCTTCGATTGCAGCAAAAAGACCTTGAGTACCAGCTATGCCAGTAATAGCAGATCCTGTGGCTACTTTTTCACCTTCAACTAATGACATTTCTAGGTAATCTTCAAAACGTAGTCTTGTTTCAGACTCAGCTTTTAAGTACCATAAATATCCAGATGTTCCATCTTCAGTAGCAACTTCAACCCATCCAATTTGAGCCATATCAGAACCATTTACAACGTATTTGTTTCTGATTATGATTGGTGAATTATTATATTGAGTAAACTGAGGATCAACACTAATATATCCATCTGTTTGGTTAGCAGCGTTGTAGTTAGGTGTAACAGATCCTTTTCCATATTCAGAACCATATACAAATACTTTTACAGTACCAGTTAGTCCTGCAGCAGCTAAAGTAGCAGCAGTGTATGGTAAAGCTGTAATCTGTCCAACACCAGCTCCACCAGGAACAGTAGTGCTAACATAACATTTTGCTTCGTTTCCAAAGTTATCTAAAACTACAACTGTTGCGCCAACAGAAATAACGTTGATTACATCAGCAGGAGTTCCAGTAAAATTGATAACATTGCTAGCTCCATAAGCAGGAGTTAAGTCTTCATAAGCAATATGTAGTCTGTTTTGCTCAGACCATATAACTTGATCAGATGTCATTGGCATTTCAGCGCCAACCATTCTTAAAAAGCCAGATAACGTACGGTTTCCGTAACGCTCTACTTCTTGTTCATATACTTCAGGTAGATATTGTTGTGCAAAATCTACGAAGTTAGCGCCTGTTGAATCAGTCCACTGTAAGTAGTTACTGTTAAGCACTTCTTGTTTTTGAGATGGGATTAAGCTCCCAAATTGAGGTTGTAAACTCATAATTTTTTAAAGTTTTTTTAGTTAAATTTTTTTCTTCTTATTTTAAGTTTTGAAGAATCAGCACCACTTATAGCTTTAACTTTTAATCCATTAACAAAAACGTTTCCATTAGCACCTTCTTTTCTTGGTTCTGTAGTTATGTTTTTTGACTTAGCAACGACATCTTTTACAGCATCGGCTTTGCCTTGTTCATAAAAGTGTTTAGCTATTGTATCTGCGTTTCTAGCAGCATACATGGCTTTGTGGTAACCCTTTGGATTAATTAGTTCATTATTTTCATTTAAGAACGTCTTAACAAAATCTGTAATGTCTAATTGGTTTTTAACAACATCATTAGGATTTTTAATTCCGTATCTAAAGTTTTTATCTCCTAAGTTAAAATCGAAACCTTCGAAATTTTCATTAAAAGTATCTTTAGTTACTTTTTCAAAAGCTTGACGCTGTTGAGTTACTTTTTGTTGATCTTCATTGTATCTATTAAAAAAGTCCATTGCTTTTTGTTGGTCTTCATTAACTGATGATTTCAACTTGATTTCATCATAGTATTTATTTTTCAAACCTTCTAAAAAGCTTTTGGCTTTTCCAATTTCTTCTTTATATGCTAGTTTCTTTTTTCTAACATCTTTTTCGTCATCTAGTTCTTCATCATATGAAAAATTATCTTCTAATAAAAAATTAACTTCTTCATATTCTAAGTGTGGACGAGTATTTCTGTAATATTCTCTGAGTAAAGTGTTGTTGTCTATATTGTCATAATTAGCGTTTAATCTAACATAATCCTCTATAGTAGCCCCTGGCATTTCTTCCATAAAAGAAACTAATTTTTCAATGTTTTCAGGTAGTTTTTTTCCTAACACCTTTTCATCTCTTATTGCTTCTTTTACTTCTTGTTCAACTTTTTTTGTTTCTTCTTCTACTTTCTGCACTTCTTTAATAGGACTTTCAATGGGCTTTTCGTCTCCTTGTCCCACTTCTTGCAGTCCCACCTCGGGTCTTTCTTCGCGTAGCACGCTGCTCTTTGTTTCTGATTTTTGAACGGCATTTTCTTCTTGTTTTACTTTACTCAAATCAACCTTTACTGGTTCTTCTTTTTTAGCAACAGCTGCAAAATCTATTTTTATTGTTTCTTCTGGAGCTGATAATTTTTTAGGTGTTTTTCTTTTTTGTTTTAACTTAAAGTCACCTTCCTGTTTAACAGGTTCATTTGTTTTTGTTTCTTCTGACATAATATAATATAATTAAAAAAATTGATAATTGTTTTATCTAGGATCAAATTGCTCTAATCCAAAACCTCCTAAATTGTCAAATCCTGCTGATTCAAAATCTTGAGGTAGTGTGTTGTTTTGTCTTTGATTTATTAGCTTTGACTCTTGAGTTCCTTGCATCTTTATTCTATTGTCTTTTCTATCTTCTATCTCTTGTTCTTTAGTTGTTTCAGCTCTAGATTTTATTTGCGCAAGCTGCATGTTGTAACTAAACTCTTCAGCCATTAAACCTTTTTTTATTTCTGCTTCTTGAAGCATTTTTTGCATTTCAAGTTGCATTTTAGAAGTTTCTATTTGTATAGTTGTTTCGGCTAAAGCTTGTTGTTTTTGCATTTCTGCAGTTATAGCAGCTTCTGAAGCTTGAGCGTTAGCCTGCGCTTGAGCCTGAATATTAGCTTGTTGATTTGCTTGATCTTGTCTAGCTTTTGCTTTTCTTTTTTGTTTTAACAGAGCGTTTGCTAGTTTTATATTTTTTACTTGTCTAATGTCTATGGCATCATCTAAATCTATTCCACCTGACTGTAAAGCTATTTGTATGTTTTGCTCTAATTGAGCTTTAGCTTCTTCGTCTGGTTCTAATTCTAAGAATATTCCAAAATCTTGTAGATTTTTTTCTTGCAACTCCTCTAGTGTACCAGTATTGTACGATGATATAGAATCTATTAAAGCAGCTCTAGTTAACGGATATTCTAAAGCATCAGCTATTCTTAGCGCTATGTTTTCACAAGTTCTTAAAGTTAGATATAAACCACCTTGCATAACATGTCTTAGCGCTGTGTTTGAGTTTGCTGCAGCTAATTTCTGTAAACCTACAAGCGCATCTTTACTAGGCGTGCTAGCATCAGACGCTTCATTCAGACCTGTTACGTCGCGTATCATTTGTAAATAATACTGATATGTTTGTATTAAACTTTGTATTTTAGCACCACCATTACTAGTTTGAAGTTCTTGAATAGGAACTTTACCTCTATTCAAATCACCATCTTGTGTCATAGATCTTCCAACTATAGAACCAGTTTGAAAATACATATTTAAAGCTTCAGAAGCGTTGTAGTTTGTGCCATTACCAAGATCAACCTCAGCTAAACCATCTACATCAACAAAAACCCCGTCTGGTACCATTCTAGATAGTACTTGTTGTAGTTTTAAATGAGTAAGTTGTATTATGTCCGCAAAACCTGTTATTCTACTAACTGTAGACTCTATCATTCCTTTATACATTCTAGGAGCGCATATAGAATAATTCATGTTAACTTTAGTTAGATTTGAATTTGGTCGCGTCATGTTTTCAGACATTTTCCACTCTAACATCATTTCATGTCCTAATATTTTAGCGCCAGTATATAAAACCTCTATACTTCTACCCACTCTTTCAAAGTTATCGTTTGGTTGTGGATTAAAAGTATCTGGCTTTTCTAATGCTTTTTCAAGACCTTGATCAGTTTGTTTTATTTTAAATATTTGATTACTGTAAGTTTTGTATTCAAAATATAAAACTTGAACTTGATTATACGAATCTTGTTGCGCATAAAAGTTTCTAGTATAATTAGCGTCTCCAGGAAATTTTTCAATTTTTTCTAATTCAGCATCTGATAAACCAGGAAATTGCTTTTTTAATTCAACTAAACTTATTGATTTAACTTCTCCAGCGTAATATATATCATCAAAATTTGGATCTTCTGTATAAGAATAAACTAAATTAGCAGGATCTACGTAGTTAACTGTAACGCCATTAGCCAAATTAAAATCAGTTTTTACAGCTCCTATTCCTATTATAGTTAAATCTTGTATTAATCTCTTTTTTATTAAATCATATTTATTATAAGCTAAAACATTTTCAATAGCCTCTTCTTCGGCTATTTCTATTGACTGTTTGTAGCTTAATTGCATGTGTAAGTCCAACTCCTGTTGAGTTTCAGGCAAATTGTCTGTGTCATTAGTGTTAAAGAAATTCATGCCTGTGGCTTGATTTGTAGCTTCAATTATTTCTTTAGCATACATATCACGCATTATAGCGTCTGCATATTTTGTTCTTTTCTTTAATGACTCTGGATCTTGAGCAAAAGCTTTAATATCAAATATTTTTTGCGACATTCCATTTACTATAATATCAACAAATTTTGGTATTATTGGAACAGGTTTCCAGTCTAAGTTTAAGTAAGATAAATCGCCATTGACAGCTAATTCATCTTTATATTTTTGAACAGGTTGTTCGCCTCTTGCGTAGAGTCTTAATCTGTGAAAGTTTAACCAACTATTTTGATATCTATTACCTAAACCCCCTCTATCTCCAGAAAACCACTCTCCTTCAATAGCTCTACCCACGGCGTAACCATAATCATAACTTTGCTTTTCTTCATCAGATACAACCTGACTAGGAAACGAACCTGCGTAATTAGTGTAAATCATTTATCTTATTATTTTTGAACTAAATCCTTTATTATCGTATTTTTTAAAACCTAAATTTTTAACTTCTACTTTTCTTTTAAATACAGGTGTATATAGGTTTTTGTTGCAGGCCATTATAGCTAAACCTGAACTTATGGAAGCATCATGCTTTGTTCTATTATTTATATCAAATCTCGACCAATCTTCTAATGTTTTTTGAAAATACATATCACCATATTTTTCCCCTAAATTACCAACATAAGTTTCTATATAAGATTCTATAGCTGCGGCGTGGGCTTGTTTTATGTCTTGGCTAGAATTAGGTATACCACCTATTTCTCTTTCTGTAACTGACAACTTCATATATACTTTATCCGGTCTATTCATAGAGTAACCTCTATAACCTCTTCTTTTGAAATGATATAATAATCTTGGTTTATTATTTTCAGCCAATATTGGCATACCATAAAATATACAAGCCATAAGCACATCTTCAAAAAATATTTCAGCTGTTTGAGGTCTAGCTATATATTCTAAAAAAAACATACTATTTGGTGCATCTTCCATTGAAAATTTAGTTAAACCGTGTAGTGAACCGTTTGAACCTCTAGAATCTACCGTACCTGATATATCATATGGGTCACAGCCAAAAGCACCAATATGCTCATTTCCTGGATATTTAATACCGTTTTTATTTATTACTAAGTTTTGTAATCTTACAGGAGGTACCCAAGATATGTTAAATCTTCCATTTTTATTAGGAACAAATAAAACTTTACTGTCTTTAATTCCATTTTGCCATTGAAAAGATCCTTTGGTAATAAGCAATTCGTTTTTAACGTCTTGATTAAAATCTATTTGCTCATATATTTTTGTTAAATTAAATAAAGACTGTTTTGCCTCATCTCTAAAGGCGTGTTGTTCAGTTCTTGGAAACTGTCTATAAAATTCGTTTAAAGCATCTTGATCTTTTTTTAATCCATCAACTTCATTTTGCCAATACTCTAATACACCTATTTTTATTTTTTTTCCGTGCGGACCTTGCGTATCTTTATTTGGAGTTTCGAAGACAGGTAAGCCATAAGAATCAATGTAGCCTTCGTAGTTCCATTCCATAGGTATGAACAAAGAATATAATCCTGAGCGAGTCTCTCCATTGGCGTTTCTTTCTCTGACATCTGAATCATTATATAGTTTTTTAAAATTACTACCACCTTTATCTAAAGCATTAGATGTTGATCCCATCATGCATTTACCTATAATTCTTCCACCTAATCTTAAACAAGTTTTTGTAACTCTCCAGTTATTTAATATGTTATTAGGTTTTTCCCACTTACCACTTTCATCGTGGACAAGTAGTTTTAATTTTTCACCATCATAAGAGTTATCACCAGTATTTTTCCAATCTATTGTTGTGTCAAGCCCGTCAAGTTCTTGAACTTTTTGGTTTGTTTCAAGTTTTCTTCTTGTGTATTTTGTTGCTGGTACTCTATAGGCAAGCTCTGTTTTTGGCCTGTCCATACCGTCCTGGATGGGTTTGAAAAAGAACGGGTAGTTGACTGATATTGGTACGACTTTGTCTGTGAACATTTTCTTAGCATCGGGACCAGATTTGGACAAGATACCATACCGTGCATCTGACGTAATTGTTGCCATATTAACGGTTTCTGCTGAAGACATAAAAGAAAATCCGGAGCGTCTGTTTTTAAGATAACACATTCCATAACATCGTGAGTCTGCTTTACAAGCTTCCCAGAAAATGTAGAATAATCTATTTGATTCCCTAAAGTCTGGCTGCCCAACGTCAATTTTGCTCCACTGCAAGTACATAAAGTGAGTACCAGTAATGTAAGTAGCCACGCTCTTATTATAGAACCAAAAGCCTTGTTCTCTTTTATTAAATTCATTATCAATGTAATCATACCATTTTTCTTTAAAATCTAAAGGATATTGCTCCCAATCAAAAACTGATTTTATTTTTTTTAATTCTTTTGGATATTCAGTATATTCCCACGTGTTAGAATCAAAAGAATAAACATTGTTTGATTTAGGTAAAGCAATTTTTAGATTTTGTATTTCATATATTTCTCCAACAGTACCGTCTTTACTTATAACTACGACATCGTGTTCATCATTATAACCATACTCCCATTTTTTATACCTATTCATTCTTTTGAGAACTTTAGGTTTAATATGGTCTTTTAAAACTTTATACAAACTTTGCTCGTGCATTACTTAGCTCTTCCTTCTGCAAAACCACTAAAAGATTTTTCTTCTTTTATTTCTTTTGGTTTTTCGTTTAACAAGTTTTCTTCTTCTTCAATGCGACTTAAAATTTCAAAAGCATCAAATATAGCTAATTTTTTAGTTGCAGCCGCGTTTTTTAAACGATCAGCAGATATATCATCATCTGAATCAACAATAGCTTCTTTAGCTACTTTTATTAATTCTTCAACTGCTTTTTGACCAGCTTGGATTATATTCTTCTTCGTCTCCTTTGTATTCATATTTAATTACAATATCATTTGATTTCATGCAGTATAGTCTTTTATTTTCAACTAAAAACTCCCATTCACCGTCCGGTGTATAACCAACAAGGTCTCCTTCGTTTATTTCTAGCGATTCTAAGGACTTATTTCCATATTTTAATACACCAATAAGCTTTTGCTCTTTATCAGTTACTAGATGGTTATTATTTTTTATTGGTTGTATAAAACATCTTTCACCAAAAGAGTTGTAACCACTTTTATTTTTGTATAAATAAATTTGGTCTATTGAGCAGAAATATAAATCATCTTTAAAGTAAGATCTTGATTTTTTCTTTTTGCCTTTCATGTCGTAAAATGTTCTAAAAACATTTTGATGAACAATAACTGTGTCACCTTTTTTTATTGGCGTTTTAAAAGCTTTAGGTGTTTCTATTACTTCTGCAAACCTGTTCACAAACTTCCAACTTTCAATTTTACTATTTAATATTAACTTTTTTTTGTCAATATTAATTTCATTATTGTAAGTTTCACCTATAGGTTTTACAATAAAATCATACAGACTTTTCATTAGTATTCTAAATCATACTCAACTGATATAGCCATGTTAGAATTAAACTTCTTCCATGGCAATACCTCGTTGTTCTTTTTTATGTGTATGTTGTAAGAATTATCAAATTCATCTAATAATATATGTGATATCTCGTGACCACCATAAACTATTTGACCAACAGAATAATGCATTGCGTCATTTTTATAATCAGAACCAATGCTTATTTTTCTTATATTACTCGTCATTTTCTTTTTCTATTGGTGTTATAACGCCTGTCGATAAATCTATATTAATAGAACCATATTCATTTTCTAGTTCTTTTTTAGTAGATTCAATTTCATCACTGAGTATTTTTACTCTAGAATGTAAATTCATTTTTTGAACATCTAAAATACCTAAACTTTTAAGCATTTCACCTATATCAGATTGCTGCTTATTTAGTAATTCTAATTGTTCTTTTTTAAGTTTTTTAACTTTTTTAGCCATAATTTAATTTAATTTAATTTAAAAATGTATAGATTTTCTATACTTTATTTTCCTGCTACAAGATTGGTTACCGTAGTAGCGTTAGACAAAACGTAATCAACAACCACGGGAAACCATTCCCCTTGAGGTACGTTTTTAAACGTAATTGCTTGAGCTAAACCAGGTAAACCAGAACCACTAGATCCAACAGATCCAGCGGGAATTACTTGAAGGTCTTTATTAGTTCCAGTGCTCGTTCCTACATATATAATTGATCCATTTAATGAATTTGCCGCGGTTAAAGAAGCTGCAGCAACTGGTGTTACAGTTTTTATGTCGTTAGTTATAAAATCAGGTTGATTTCCGTATTGTCCCATTATTTAATCTTTTTTGTTTGTTATTTTTTTTGCTTTTTCCCAAGTTCTACCCACAAAGTAAGCTCCATAGACTGTAACAAGAAGAGTTTGAAATATTGGGATATACTCTTCTGCTATTTTAAATTCACCTATATTACCATGAAAAAAAGCACAAGCTGTAAATATTACTGTTAGGTATATTAAGACCATAGGGCGTATATTTTTAGATAGTTTACTATCTGACGCCATGTCTGCTTGCCACCTTGCTGTAACTTGCTCTTGTGCTTCTTTGTCGGCTTTTTCTAATATTTCTGTAATAAGGCGCTGAGCTTCAAGCTTTTCCTCTTTAGTTGTTGTAAGATTATCTAAAACCTCGCCAACTTCTTTTATGACGGAACCTGTAAGCCATTGCCAAATTTTTTTCATTATATTTCTTTTCTTTTATAATAGTATGTAAAATTATAATCTCCTTTAAAAACAACTTTTAATTTGTTTTCTTCTACTAACTCATATGTTGTTTCAAAATAAGCGCTTTCGTTTTGATTATACCAATATAAAATAATTCCTTTTAATTTACCGTTTTCTTTACCGGTATATCTTATTGGTAAATATTTATATGATTTTGTTTTACAATTGTAATAATCTAAGGTTTCAACTTCTTTGTATTGCCAAAAAACTAGTTTTTTTTGAGCTTTATTAAAATATATTCTAAGATTTATTTCTGATTTTTCAGTAACCCAATGACCTTTGAATTTATTATAATCTTGAGCTTTTACACTAAAAAAACAAAATAATAATAAAATTAATAATATTTTTTTCATATAATTATATTTAATAGTTATATTTATATAATTACATGTTTTATAATTATTTACGCAAAAGAACCAAAATCATCAGATTCAAAAAGTTTATTCATTTTTAACTCATCAAATCTAGTTTTTCCAGGATTTTTTTTATTATTAGAGGCAACTGTGTTTAAAGCATCTATTAAACTATCTTGATCAAACGTTCTATAAAACTCAGTTTGCTCTAAGTTATTTTCTTTTATTCTTTTTTCTAGCTTTTCTTTGTCAAACTGCTCTCCAGGTTCCATATTCAAAGCTCTTCTAAATTGATGAAAATTATTGTAAAGCTCTCCATATTGGGTAAAATAATCTTTTAGTTGTGTTGTTGGACCTGCTTTTAATCTTAGTTTAGATCTTAAATAAGGGTCCATAGCGTGATCTCTACCTGACTTATGTAATATTTCATGCTCACCAACATTAACACCACTTAGTAATGCTCTATTGTATTCATCTTCACCTCCGTAATTATCGTAAGAAAGATCTCTACCTACGCCTGGTATAAGCTGTTCATTTATTATAATATCACCAGTAGAAGAAATTGAACCACCTCCACCAAATCCACTTCTAGGGTTTAAAAGGTTTCTTAAATCACTATTTAAAACATCAGATTTAGCTTGACCGTAGTTACCCGTAGACATTACCTTTGGTTGTATTCCTAAATTGCTAACCATTCTATTTATAGATATATCCATGTCCATTTCACTAGCTAATTCACCTGCTTTTTCTACATTTTCGCCAAACATTTGAGAGTTTAAATCGTCACCATATCTAACATTTTTTCTGTTAAAATCAACAGGTAATGAACCTAGTTTTTGAGCTTGCTGTGGATATCTTTCTCTAGTTACTGGGTGATTAGCCCAATCTAAAGCTTGTTGCGCAGATTGTATTAAATATTGATTAGCAGGATCTTCCATGTCTAAACCACTATTTTCTAATTTATTTTGAAAATATTTTTCTTTTTCCTCTTGGCTCATTCCGTATAAAGATAACTCAATGTTTGGATCTTCGACATTAAATCTTTGATCCGTATAACCAATAGCGTATTCCATATCTGGAGACCAACTTTGATCTTGTAAATTAGAAAGTTCATAACCAGTGCTTACATATGGATTTCTTGGTTTACTTCTGTCAGAAACATAATCTTTATCTTTAGTTTCATCTTTTTTAAGACCATAGTAAGCTTGGGTAGGTGTTAAACCAAATTGACCACTAAACGCATAAGATTCTAATTCTTCATTACTAGCATTTGGGTTTTTCTTTTTTAACTCATCTAGTATGTAGTTTCTATAATCTTCAGTCATTCTCTGCCTTTCGCTGTATCTTTTTTTTGCTTCTTCAGCTTCTGGCTTTAAACTTAATTTTTTACCTTCAACATCCCTTAAATCTTCTTTTAGAATAAACTTAGGCTTATTAACTCTAGTATTATCTACTTGAACGTTTGGTCTTCTTTTGTCTGTTGGATTGATTGGGTGTTGAGTACCATCATGAAACTTTATAGGGCTGTTGTTTACACCACCTTTTAAATTCTTAAAATAACCTTTTTTTAATCCCATAACTAAGCATTTTTAGTTTTATCGTAAGCTTCTTTTTCCCAAGGTAAATTTTTAGCTCCTTCGTTCATTTGAGATCTAGGATATTTTTTACCTTCCCAATAAACATTATCATCATCATAAGCAAGTCGACGATCTTTTATTTGCTTAATATGAATCATTTCATGATCTATAACGTCTTGTTTTTGCTTTAGGTCTGTTATGTCTTTGTTTATAAGTATAGTACCATTATTAGTAGCCATACCTAAAGTATCATCACCCATATCGACATGCATTATAGGTGTATTGTATTCTTCTTTAATATATGGAGACCCTTTCATTTTAAAACCCATTTTTAAAGGAGAAGTTCTTTTCTTTTTAGCTGCTTTTAATGAAGCGTCATTTCCAGTTCCAGAGCCAGATCTTTTTCTTGCTTTATTCCAGTTTTCGCTGTGCATTAAAGAACTCCAACAGTGTTTTATAGGTGAACCCATATATTGTTTTTTTATAAATAAACCCCGCGACTATTAAGCCGCGAGGATATATTTAATTGTTGATTAATTTTTATACGTCGTCAACAGTTCCAACGGACCAAGTTGACCAGTACATTTGCTTTGGTGTAGCAGCTTGATCTTTTCCTAATTGAGCTGTAGATACAACTCCACCTGGATTAGCAGTCATAGCTGAAAAGATAGCTTTGTCTGGAGCGTAAGCACCGTCTGTAATAGTTGGTACTCCAGCACTTCCATCTTTTGTTGTTGTAACTGTAGCTGTTAAAACTCTTGCAGAGATACCTGCAGAAGCGGCATCTACTCCAAAACCACCAGCAGCAGCAGTTAAAACTGCAGTTACAACACCTGTTGAAGCATTGTAAGATACATCTCCAATGTGGTCAACATTGATTAATTTTGTACCTTGAGTTAGTAAAGCAGCTGCATCAGCAGTGTTTACCACGTTAAATTTAATGAATTTTGCCATTTTGTTTTGTTTTGTTTTTGTTAATGATTTGTTTGACTTGGGTTTTACAGTTCCCTACTGTTATCCTTTTAATCCAAATTCAAGTCCTTTATCAACTTTCATTTTTAAAGCATGAATCTTTTTAAGCATGATAGGATCTCCTTTCATCATAGCTGGATCATTAGCATCACCCATTGCGTTATAAGCTCCAGACATGTCTTTAATGTCGTCTGAATCAGCTAAGTTTTTTATAGGCATTGTTTTGCCGTCTACTTCCATTGTTGTTGCATCTGGATTTTTCTTTAATGTTTCAGCTTTTATAAAGCCTAAGTTTTTAGGAGCGTGATCCATTTTGGCAGCTGGTTCTCCGTACATTTTAGCGACGCAATGTTTTTTAGCCGGATGACTATGCTTGTCATGCTCACTGTTTTCTAAATAATGTAGTCTAGCGTTTGCAGTAAGATCTTTGTTATAAGCTTCTCTAGCATCATATTTTTGCCCCGAAGAATATCTCGGGTGATTTCCTGAATAATTTCCCATTTTGTTTATGTTTTGTTTTGTATTGTTATTGTTTGAGTTTTTCTACTGCGTTTTTTGCAATACCAAATAACCCACCAGTTGCAGCGTCTGCAAGTTTAAATTTATTTTTATTTACAAATTTTTTAGCAGTGCTAGCAAAATCGCTTACTTTTTCTCCAAAAGTTTTTGGTATTGTATTATCATATTTCCAGTCTAATTTGTCGTAAACATCTCTTCTACCTTTACTTCCTGGAGGATTGTTTGTTAACATTTGACTTTTAATAGCGTCTACACCTCTTTTTTGTAGATCGCTTGATGATACTTGTATTGAAGACCCATCGTCTTGCAATATATTTTTTTTGTCGTGATTATTTTTAATTGGTGATGGCATAATTTTTATTTTAACATTTCCAGCGTCTACGCGCTGCTTTACCTCTTTCGCCCGTCCAACCTTTGGATCTAGCGCAGAATGATTTTCTTCTTTTAGCATCTTTGCTGCCAGGTTTTACTTTACCTGTCACAGCTGTTTTAAGTTTACTACCAGGGTTTTTCTTTCTATATTCTTTAACGCCTTTTTCTGTCATACCAGCGCCTTCTTTAGTAGTTCTAAAATTTCTACCTTTACCCTTAGTAGTTTTTCTTGGCTCGTTTTTATGTAACGGTGATTCTATTGATGATGATTCTTTTATTCTTTTTAACCAAGTCATATTATTCTCCGCATTTTTTTGATGGATCATCAACTCTTCTCCAGTCTTCTTTTTCAAACCAGTCACGTAATGTAGCTCCTTTTTTACGAGCGCCTTTTACATTAGTCTTTGATGATCTTTTATATTTACCTTTAGCACCAGCGGCTTTTTTAGAGTTAACTAGCTTTTGTCTTTGCTCTTTACTCATGCTTCTTATTTTAGAAGCTGGTAAACAAGTTTTAGTTGTACCGCCACCTTTTTGTTTTTTCTTTTTAACTGGCGAGTTTTTTTTACAACTGCCTTTACTATACGGATCTTTACCTTCTACTGCAGAATAACCAGACCAACATCTTTTTAAGACAGGTGAATTAAAAGGTTGCTTATATCCTTGCATTATTTTTTCTTTTTACCACCAAATTTACTAGGACCTCCAGCTTTTGTGCAACGCACTCCCCAGCCAGAAGCATAAGCGCTTGGCCATACTTTAAATTTTCTTTTAGCAGCAGATTTACAAGCTGAACTTATTTTCTTTATTGGTGAAATTGGCATTATCCTAGTTTTGCTCTTTTAGTAATTGGCATACCAGCTCCACACTCACATGGTGCTTTTGAAACTTCAAGTCCATATATACCACTACTTGATCCTTTACCCATTGGGAAACCTGTTTTGTCTAGAGGTCCGTCCCATATAGCGTTTTCACCAATTTGGCCGTCTAATTTTGGGTTACTTTTTATTTTTTCAATATCGTGATTCATAATTTTTAGTTTTTACCTTTAAATATATTAATAGATCTTAAGAAATTACCAACACCAGTACCTTGACCTGTTTGTCTGTCTTGCCAGTTATCTCTTCTTCTTGTTATTCTAGCTGCCTTGTTTAGTTGCCCTTTGTCTTTAGCATCTTTAATTCTACTTTCGAAAGTTTGTTTATCTCTTTTAAAAGTTCCCCAAAAAGGGTCTTTGTATGGGTTTGTTACTTTAATATCTAAATTTTTATCTAAAAAAGAATAACCGCTATTATTATTGTCATTTCCACCTGTGTTTATATTTACATTTGTTCCAGGAGATGTTGATGAAGTTCCTTTAGGGTTAGAATAACTACCACTAGTATTGCCACCAGTGTTTCTTGTTGGTAAACCCGGTAAAGATAAACTTGATCCAGTCTTACCAGTATCTCTCATATAATTAGTTTTACCACTCATATCTGATTCACCAAGAGACATAGTGTTTTTTAATTGATCAACTGCACTATAAACTTTAGATGGATCAATATTAGTTTTTAGAGCTACTGGGCTAGGTCTATTCACAGATGCCGTTCGCTCTGCTAGATCACCATAAATATTACTAGCAGCATTTATAGCTCCCATTGAAAAAGTATTACCTTGAGGTTGTTGTGCCATAGCATTATTAGCCATTCCAAATTGGGGATTGTTGTTTGTGTTATTTGTATTCATAGTTTCATTTGAAATTACTGGTTGACCTGCTGTTCCGTATGTTTGTAATTGTTGTTGTTGGTCTTGATATCTTTTTTTATTTTGAAATTTTAAATAATCCATACCTTGTTTGTCTCTGTCAGAAACATATCTATCATCATATCTTAAATTATCAGGCAATTGCCAACTTTCATAAGCACCAACAATATTATCACCCATGCCATTAGCCCAAACTTGTTTTTCAACAGGTTTTTCCATATCGCCAGTTCCTTTACCTATGGCTTTTAAATAAGATTCTTTTTGCCACCATGGAGTACCATCATTGAAACCACCTGGCTCAAAAGAAGCTTTTGTTCTAGCCTCGTTTGTGTCAACGTAGTTTTGTAGGTTCTCATTTCTGGAGTAAAGTCTGTTAGATTTAAAACTCATTTTATCTATTTTTATCTTTATTAACATCGTATATAGACCTTGTTAAAACTTTATCTATATAACTGTTACCTTTTATGATGTTGTTTCTTCTTTTGCTAGTAGGTATATCTTCTTCCCCTAACATTATTTTATATATCCTAATTATAAGTTGTTTAAATTTAAAAGAAACTTTATATATATTATATTTTTGTGTTGTTCTGTTTCTATGCCTCCAAACAACTATCCAGTTTTCTTTTATTAATTTATTCCACCTTCTGTTGTTCCAACTGTAAGAATATGTACCTTTTATAAAATCTTTTTTTGTAAAATAATTTACGGCGTCTAGATATATTAAAAGTTCTAATTCAGCGTCAGTTAAGCCGTTGTTTTTGCAAGCCCATTTGCGTATTATACGGTAATGTTTTAACAGATTCAATTCTTTAATATCTTCTGCGTCTAGCTTTCTCATACAACAACGACCACGTCTTGTGACTTTATAACGTGATATATATTTTTTTCAAACTCTATTTTATGACCAGCGTGTCTATCAAAAAATATTTCATCATTTTCTTTAACACCATCAACTTCATTTCCAACTGATATTACTAGTGCTCTTCTGTATCTTAAATCATTTTTTTGATTTTCAGAAAGAAGTAAACCACCTTTTGTTTCTGTAGTTCCTTCTTTTTTGACTAATATTATTAAGTTTCTACCTATTGCTTTCATTTATTCTAACGTTATTTATTACACAATTAGTAGAAAGTATAGTAGTTGCTACAGAAGCCGCATTTTTTAATGCACTTTTAGTAACTAATAGTGGATCTATAATTCCACTTTTAATCATATTAACCATTTTTCCTGTAACCACGTCGTAACCTTGACCCTTTTTATAAGGATAATCTAAGTTATCAACACCTGCATTAGAAAGAATAGTTCTATAAGGTGCGGTTATAGCACTTAACAACAGTCGTTCGCCTAATGAATAAGCTTTAACTTTTTGAGAAGCGTTTAGAAGCGCAATACCACCACCTGGAACAATACCTTCTTTAACAGCGGCTTTTGTAGCACAGATAGCGTCTTCCACTCTATCCATTTTTTCTTTAAGTTCTATTTCAGAATTAGCTCCAACTTTTACTACAGATATCCTAGATGAAAGCATTGCTAATCTTTTTTCTAAACTTATTACTTGATCAGGTATTTTACAAGTTATAAGCTTTTTTTCTATATCTTTGATTATCTCAGCACATTCATGGCTTTGCTCTTTAAACTGTAATATAGTATCTGTTTGGCTGGTTATAGACTTAAAACATGTACCTAGATGATCTATTTCTATTAAATCCATATCATCACCTAAATCTTCGTTTATTAACGTCGCTCCTGTTAGCAAAGAAAGATCATCAAACATTTGTTTTCTATTTACACCTAACACAGGTGCATCTATAACATTAACTTTTATATTTCCTTTTGTTTTATTCATTGCTAATGCTGATAAAACCTCAGGACTTAAATCTGCTATTATTAAAAGTGATTTATTGTTTTTTATAACATATTCTAAAACACTTTGTATTTGTCTTATGTTTTCAACATTATTTTCTACCAACAAAACAAGAGGGTTATTTAACTCAGCTGTTTTTTTAATTTTATTAGTAACAAAATGAGGACTTGTTAGACCTTTAAAGTATTGAGAACCCTCTATTGTCTCTATTTCTGTTTTACCAGAATCAGATTGTTCCATTATAACTACACCTGTGTTTTTCACATTTTCAAATGCCTCACCTATTAAGTGTCCTAACTCTTTATCATTATTTGTTGATATAGTAGCTATTTGTTTTATCATTTTATCTTCAACAGGTATAGATATTTTATTTAAATAATCTACAACTCTATCAACAGATTTATTTATGTCTTCTTTTAACTCTCTTACGCTTAACTCTGATTTAACTTTATTAGCTTCATGAAGTATTGAATGAGCTAAAACAGTAGCTGTGGTAGTGCCATCACCCGCTTCTTTAACAGTTTTTTTTGCGGCTTGTTTTAACAAGTTGCAACCTAAATTTTCTACCGGATCTATTAACACTACGCTTTCAGCAACTGTTACACCATCT